CTTCGGGCCCCCCCTCGCGCTGTTTTGGTCAAGGGCAGTGACGACACCGGACCTACGCTCTGCCTTTCGGCAACGAGTCCGAGTGCCCCACTATCCCAAGACCTATAGCGCGGGAATTCCACCCCCTGCAACCGAAGTGACAGAAGATGGAGTATTACACTAGAGAATCAGGAGCACAACGCGAAGAGGCGTCGCAGTCGTATCGAATTATGAACGGCTGTTCCGCTTATAACTACTTCACGTCCACGGGTACCCTACAAGGAAATTATTGGGTAACCAAGGGGTGCAAGATTCCTGATTTCTATAGACGCAAAACGCGTGGTGAGCTACTCCCGATGACAGTCTTTTCGTCCTTTAAGGCGACTAGGAATTTGGACAGTCACTATGAGATCGCTTATAAGCCAAGTGCATGCACTGGCTGTAGCGGAACTAAAGTGACCTACGAGTTCACTGGCTACCTGGGGACGTCGAGAAAATACATCGACCCTGAAACAATTAATGATGTCCCGTTTGATTTATGGGATCCGTCATTGATTCAGAGTTCCGCCGCGAAAATTGTTAATAGCGGCTGGGATGCACTCACCTTCGCTGCCGAGCTTGGTAAGACGATAGAAATGTTGTCGCACTTTGCTCGGCGGTTAGCCGAACTCATCGCATCTGGCCAGTTCACGAAGATCTGGCTAGAGGGCCGATATGGCTGGAGGACCCTGGTTTTCGATATCCAGGATATTTCCTTGGCCATAGCAAACCTTGATGAGGGTAGGAAGCGTTTTAAAGCCTTGTCGACGAACGACGACGAACATGACGTTCAAACCGTCGATCACTTCGATCTAGACTACCACTATTATGACATTCTGACCACTAGGTCATGGGCCATAAAGAGGAACGCGACGATCGTAGCCGACATAACTCCGCCAAAGATCCAATTCGATCCGATTCAAACTGCACTGGAACTTATCCCATACAGTTTTGTCGTCGATTGGGTCCTTAACGTGAGCAAATGGCTTGGAGCTATGAAGTTCTTAGCTCTCGCGTCGAAGTATACAGCAGCTAACGGTGCTCTGCTGACGCTAACAACGTCTTGCATCATCGCGAACACCGGTTATAAGTTGTGCAAGAGTCCGAACTACTGGAACTCTGGCACACATACCGCTTCTGCTGTTAGCTCCGCAACTTGGAAGTTGCGTCACCCGACGTCTATGCCACTTCTTCCACAACTGTCTGTCCACATCGACGGCTATAAATTGCTTGATGCCGTCGCTCTGTTATGGCAGGCTTGGTCGCGTCATAAACCTAAGACGACACCTGTTCGTAAACCCAAACGCCGCGATGATTACGGTCGTGGTAAACGGGGTACAGGATGGGACTCGCCCTTCGTCTCGTGACGCATTCACTAATCGCGATGGCGGCTACCCTTTCCAGGGGGCTTGCCGGAGCGTGATCTAGAGGTTGGACTAAAATGGCTAGCTTCACAACGGTTCTTGCCGATAACGGTAACACCGCTAACACGTGGAACTGGGTTGTTTCTGCGAACCACTCTACCCTGAAGCCGTTTCTTGTGCTTCAGAAGAGGAAGATACCCACCGGGAATCAGGTCATGGCTGAAGACACCTTGTCGGTGTTGACCGCCACTACTGATGCGGAGGGAGTTGTGCTGTCTCAGCGCGTCCTGCACACGTACACGTGTCGCCGTCCGGTAACGGGCGACGACGACGACGTGACGGCGTCTCTTGCGGTATTCCGGGATTTGATTAACTCGGATGAAGTTACCGCGATGGTCGCCGGTTCGTTGCCGATCCAGTAGTCAGTCGAATGGCCGGTTATGTCTTGGCCATCGTCCTGGCTTTTGTCGCCGGCGGTTTATCATGCGCCACCAAGGCGATCCTCGAGGGCAGCTCAGCGGTTACAACGGCTGGCTGCATTAGAGGCATCTTTGGTGGCGAAGAGAACAGCCGTCCGGCGACTCTGGAGAACTCCCCTCTAATCGACGGGGAACGTAACGAACCGTAGTGCTTAGGAGATCCTCTGATGGACCCCAAAACGTACGCGTTTGAGATTGCTCGACTCTACGTTTTAGACAGCTCGCTTCCTGATGGCGTTAAGACCCGAATCCTAGGATGGATCAGGTCCCAAAGCCTAAGGTTGCTTGCAACCTGCACGGAGAGTTTTGAGGAAGCATACGCAACCTCAGACATATGTCGCCAATTACTTCAAATCGAGGCGTTCTTCTCAAAGAATCCCACGTTTGCTGAACCGGCTGTATGTGAGAAAGCAGCTCGTACGACCTTCGAAAAGGCGGAAGAGATTTGCTCTATCACTAACCGGCGACTTGAGTGGTACTATCTGCATCAGGACAGAAAACCTGATATGCAGTTGATATTACGCAGGATCGAAGCATACATCGACTTTGTTTTAGGCGACACTGAGACCTTCCTGGAAGAATTACCCAGGTTGGTTAGACTCACGGCAGGGGCCACACGATCACGGAGCCGACGCGAGGCTCAACCTTTTCTCAAAGTAACGAAGAAGGTTGAGTGTACTCCTGGGGCGTTCAAGTACCTACAGTCCCTAAGTTATTTCTGGGGCTATGGGCGCCTAAAACCTCAGTATGTCGTCGACAACCGGATTGAGGTAGTGCCGAAGAGCTGGAAGACGTTCCGTACGATCGCTTGTGAGCCAGGAGGTAACCTGCCTCTTCAGCTTGCGTTCGATACGTATTGCAAACGGAAACTTGCCCTGGTGGGCATTGACCTGTCAGACCAGACGAAGAATCAACGTCTAGCTGAAGAAGGGTCGATTACGGGCGAATTAGCCACGATAGACCTCAGGACAGCCTCCGATACGACAGCGACGAATGCCGTTGCTTGGTGTTTTAGTCCAAGCTGGTATGACTTTCTGTCGGACGTACGATCACCCCTTGGTAAGGGGGTTTGGGGGAAATATAAGTACTCCAAATTCTCTTCTATGGGCAACGGTACGACGTTCGCAATCGAGACGTTGATATTCGCTGCGTGCGCTAAAGCTCTTGGAAGCAAAAGGTTCTCAGTCTACGGAGATGATATTATCATCGAAGCGGATCTGGTGCCCCAGCTAAAGAGGGTTTTACGCTTTCTTGGCTATCGGTTCAATGACCAAAAGTCCTTTTGGACAGGTCCCTTCCGGGAATCCTGCGGGACGAACTGGTTTAGCGGGGAGGACATAACCCCCTTTTACTTTCGTGACGTATTGAAACCAGGTAAAAGTAAAACAACCTGGTGTCACGTAGTGAATGGGCTAGTGTCCATATGTGTCCCCGGTGGGCTACTCTGGCGTGAATGTCTCGCGACAGTTCAGCGTGAGAAGCTAAACCTAGTGCCCTACAACCATGACACGCGGAGTGGAGTATTTGTTGACATCCACACTGCACGTCAAGCCAAGTTGATCAAGAAGCACCGTGGTTGGGAGCGCTATCGTGCTCGCAAGAGTACGACGCAAACTCGTAGTACCACGGACATCCGGAGCTATTTCCTTTGGTGCCTGGACAGGACCAAAGTGGCAACCCGGATGCCGGTATACGTCTCGTCCCGACTGCGCTCTATTCTGAGGGATCTCTCCCCCGAAGATAGGCGCTTAGAGATAAGACGCACTGGGAGCTTCCTGGTTCGCAGCACGGTTCCCGACCTACAGCAGAAGTATCTGTTCGGTTGGGTTAACTACGTACCTGTGGCCGGACCCCCGCCCATCCAGTTGTACTGGTGGGCGGAAGAACTGATGGGCCTCCTCGGTAGAGGATGCTCATCGGCGGGTGGGGGATAGGATACCCCGT